GCTGATCGAAAGCAAGATCGCGGCGCTGGGTCTCGGTCACCAATTCAAGATATTCAGCGACAAGATCGAAACCCCCGGTGACGGTATCATCATCTTTCGCGGCATGCAGGATCACACCGCAGACTCCATAAAGTCGCTGGAAGGTTTTCGGATCGCCTGGGTCGACGAGGCGCAAAATCTCAGCGCGCGCAGCCTTTCGCTGCTGCGCCCGACCATCCGCGCCAAAGGCTCCGAGTTGTGGGCGAGTTGGAATCCCCGTCGGAGGTCCGACGCCACCGATGACTTCTTCCGCGCCAAAAAGCCCGCGGGCGCGATCGTCGTCAACGCCAACTGGCGCGACAATCCCTGGTTTCCTTCCGTGCTGGAAGACGAGCGCAAGACCGATCTTTTGCTTTATCCCGATCGCTACGACCACATCTGGGAGGGTGACTACGTGCGGGCGCTCGAGGGCGCTTACTTTGCGCAGATGCTGTCCGAGGCACGGGCACAGGGGCGCATCGGCAAAGTCGCCGCCGACCCGCTGTTGCCGCTACGCGCCTTCATCGATATCGGCGGCTCCGGCGCCACCGCCGACGCCTTTACGATCTGGATCGTGCAATGGGTCGGTAGTGAAATCCGCGTGCTGGATTACTACGAGGCGGTCGGCCAAGTGCTGGCGTTTCATGTCAACTGGCTGCGCACGCGCGGCTACGCGCAGGCCATCCTTTATCTGCCGCACGACGGCGTCAACGAAAACAACATCACCGGCAAGCGCTACGAAGACCATCTGCGCGAAGCCGGCTTCAACGTCGAGCCGCCCGTGAAAAACCAGGGCAAGGGCGCGGCGATGATGCGGATCGAGGCGTTGCGGAGGCTCGGCCCGCAACTTTGGTGGAATGAAGCGACGACCGAGCCGGGCCGGGACGCGATCGGTTTCTATCACGAGCGCAGGGATGACGCGCGGAATGTCGGCCTTGGTCCGGAGCACGACTGGTCCAGCCACGCGGCCGATGCGCTGGGTCTCATGGCGGTTTGCTACCAGGAGCCAGGCAGGGCGGGGAGTTTCAACCGGCCGATCAGGTATCGGGCGCAGGGGTGGGTGTGAGAGACGATAATACCCTCAAATAATGGTGATATGGTCAAAAAGACTTTAATTATCAATGGGATAAGAACAAGATAAGGACATTGATTCGTTGTTGGAACCCAGAATCTGTGTTGACGTTGTGTACACAAATAACATATACACGTCGTGACAAGGAAATACAGAGTAAGGGGTAACCAATGACAACCGCCGCAGTAGAGCGCCCGACGACGCGCCCGCGAGCGCGTGTCTCCAGAAGTAGCGCCAATATCCATATTCGCGCTTCCCAGCAGACGAAAGAGCTAATCGATACAGCCGCGCGTGTCGTAGGAAAGACACTCAGTGAGTTTGTGCTCGATAGTGCGCGTCAGCACGCCATTGATGTACTGCTGGATCAGAGATTGTTTGTGCTGGATGCAGATAAATATGATGCATTTGTAAGTACGCTCGACAATCCGCCACCCGCTGGCCCAGCGCTGAAAGCGCTGATGAAGCGACGACCATTGTGGCAGAAATAGTCGAACATCCAGCTTCGCGCGGAGGCGTAACAGCCCCCGCGCGCCTTAATTCAACTCATGACCTCAGCCGCTTCGATTGCGGTAACGGCCCTCTGAACGATTGGCTGAAAAGCAACGCGCTACAAAGCGAAGGGCAGTCAGCCCGGACTTATGTCGCGTGCGAAAACAACACTGTAATAGGCTACTACTGTATCGCTACGGGCAGCGTGGAACGCAGGGCGTTGCCATCAAAGCTGAAGCGACAGCAGGGACTTCCAAACCAAATACCGGTGGCAATTATTGGCCGACTGGGCCGCGATATCACATACAGGGGCACAGGCCTGGGTCTTGACCTGCTTCAAGACGCTCTGCGAAGAATCGTCTCTGCATCCGAAATAATTGGCGTGCGATGTGTGCTTGTACACGCGATAGACGACAACGCCGCCAAATTCTGGAAAGACAACGAATTCATCGAATACCCAGACGGATCACGCACATTCTTTATGCCGGTCGAAAAGATTATCGACGCCTTGTAGGACCGCAGCCCGCTCTTTGATCCGGTTACACCCGCGGCCAAACCGGCCTACATGCCGCGTTCATCACTCGTACTCGTCGCCGCCAATGGACTTGTCGGCCAGTTCGACGAAAACTTCGGTGCGCTCCAGGCATCTGTCGTGAAAGTTGGCGCCTGGCGAAGCGTAGAGACCGTCTTTGGGACGCCAATTCTCCATCGCTGGCTTGGTGCCTTCGCGCGCAAAGGTCGGCGTGGATGCGCCGAGCAGGAATGTGAGGGCGAAGGCTGCTTGCACAGCGATGCGATGGCCCTTCTGCTTGCTGTTCAACGACGTTCTCGCGGATAGGCCCTTGTTCGCAACTGCCACTTTCACCCCCGACGATCGCGGGTCTCGGACCGAGGATACGTTATCCGCCGTAGGGGGCACCCGGTTGGGTTCGCTATTTCGCATCACGCGGAACGAGCGCGCGGTTAGAGCATTACCTCTTCTTTTTTGAATCCATATACATGCGCTGTGCTTCGTCCGGGCAATAGGAAACTGTCTCACCAGAAGCGCGGTTGAATTTTCCGTTTTCAGTCCGCCGAACAAAGATCGTCTGCTCGTCTATCTTCTTCATCGACATGACTTCCCTGCCCGGCGTTTCCTTGTCGATGTCAGTGCAAGTCACGTCTAGCGTGATAGCGCCCGGGCCGGTATCCCTGAGCCTAATAATTTTGCAGTTTTCCTCGCCGCCGCCGATCCTCTTTTCGGCGAATTCGACAATGGTGTCGCCGAAGTCCAGACATCTGTCGCTGAAGTTGGCGCCGCGGCTTGCGTAGACGCCATCCTTTGGCCGCCATTTCTCGGTCGTCGGCCTGGCGCCTTCCTCCGCGAAAGTCGGCGCGGCCGCGCTCAATAAGCATGTGAGAGCGAAGGCTGTTTGTACAAAAATGCGACGACTTTTCTGTGAGCAATTCAAAGACGCTCTCCCAAATCGGTGCTTGCAAGCGGAGGTTCACTTTCAACGATGGTGATCGCTTTTCCGCCGAAGACTACTATCCGTTGAACACTACCTGTCAAACCGCAGGTTGAGCAATCGGAAATCGCTGGAGGAACTCGTGGGCTTGCCGTTCCGAAAACTCATCACGCAAAAGCACGGGTTTTTCCGCACTTATCGACGACGCAAACAATTATCGGGAAGTTTGTCCGACGCGTAGCATTTCGCATTTTGGAAAGCAACCGAAGGGAGACCGGACATGTCGTGGCGGGATATAATGCATCGAGTGCTGCCCCCGATTGCGGGTGTGCCACCTCACCAAACCAGTGCGTACGGCGTCATGAGAAAGAAAGGCCCGCATGGCGGTGTAGATTTCAACTACTTCGGCGGCCAGTCGGGAATCAACCTCTCACACCCCACGTTGCGCTCGCCGGTGGCCGGCGTCGTGACAACAAACCCGGGGGAAGGCACTTTCGGGAGAATAGCCATAAGGGATGCGAACGGCCTTTCTCACGAAATACTGCATACCGATACCCAATATGTGAAGCGGGGTGATCTGGTTGGCGTAGGCCAGCCTATTGGCACGATGGGCAACACTGGAGCGGACGATCAACACGTCCACTACCAACTGAAGGATCCTGCGGGCAACGCTATCAACCCAACAGACTTCTGGGATCGATTGGGCCCGGCGAAGGCCGATCCGGGTCAGCCGGCTTACCTCGGCGAATACCAGCAATATTTGCAGGGCTCCGGTGCCAATGCGGCCAATGGATTTGGCAATGCGCCGGGCACCGTAACCTTGCCTGCGCCCGGATCGTTTGACGCGCCATCGGACGGCTCGCCGCCTCCTTACGCCAGGCAAGCCGCACCACGTCTGGTCAGCCGCATCGCGGGTAAACCGGCGTCGTCCGTCTTTGATACGGGAACGCCGGCCGTGCCGTTCGCGCCGCGCAACGATGTACTCTCTTCCGGCAGTCAGAATTTCTTCGACAACCGATCCGGCAACTGGACTTCATTTCCTGGCGTCCCGCCCGACGAGGCTCTCCCTGCCGATCGCCAGAATTCCTTCAATGACCGCTTCGGAAACTGGACTTCTGCTCCCGCTGATATCGACCCCGAGCGCCCGAACCAGCCGTCGCCGCAACCCGGCGGGCTGCTCGGGCTGATGCTAGAGCATCTGCGTAACAATGGCGGCTATTGAGATATGGCTGCGCGCACGCCAGTCTCATTGCCAATGCACAAAATATCCTGAAATTATTGGCAACCAGCAACGGGAAGGTGCACGAAAAGTCCGCGCGGCAAGGGAAGAACTGACGCGGTTCGTTTCGGCAGAGCATGTCATCATCGCCCGCCAAAATTGAAAGCATACCAATGCCAACTGCGGGATCTGCTGTCGGTCCGAAGAAGTTCTCAGCACTGGAAACATGGGTGCCTTCGAGAACCCCAACGAGTTCAAGGGTTGGACCCCGGTCGACAAGGTTCCCTACAATGCATTGACTTACGTCCCAATACGGGATGGCGCGGCGTATCAGCCCGTACCGCATCTCGCACAGACACCACAGGCCGGCCAGCTTCCGAACCAGCCTGCGCCGCCGCCGGATGACGAACAGGAGCAAGCCGATCTGCGAGCGCTCGAAGCGAGATTCTTAAGCTCGGGCATATCAGGGACGCGGTGGCGCTGTACAACGCCCGCGAATCCAGCCGGCGCTAGAGACACTGACCCGTCGCCAAAAAATTTGACACGTCGGGCAAATCACCTGCATAACTTCACCATCGCAAGAATTTCGAGCCCGCGCCGGGAAACCGGTCGCGGGCTTTTTGCATCGGCCGGCGTCCGCTTTTCATGGAGCTCATCGCCCTCGACTCGCAACGACCGCGAAGTCCCGATTGATCTGAAAGAAACATCAATGCCAAAAATGTCCGTACTCGATCTCAAGGCCATGCTGGCCTCCGAGAAATCCAATGCGCTAGCGGCGATCTCGGCCGCCAGGTTGATGGAAGATCGCGCCGATGCGATGGACTATTATCTCGGCGACATGAACAAGGACATGCCGGCGCAGGACGGCCGCTCGCGTGCGGTCTCGACCGATGTCGCCGACACCATCGAAGGCCTGATGCCGTCGCTGATGGATATCTTTGCCGGATCCGATGAAGTCGTTCGCTTCGAACCGGTCGGGCCCGAGGACGAAGCCTCAGCCCAGCAGGAGACCGACTACGTCAATCACGTCTTCATGCAGCAGAACCCCGGCTTCATGATCCTTTATTCGTTCATCAAAGACGCGCTGCTCTCAAAAGTCGGCATCGTCAAAGTGTGGTGGGAAGAGCGCGAGGAAGAAAGCCGCGAGACCTATTACGACCTGACCGACGACCAGTTCACGCTGCTCGCACAGGCGGTGATGGAGTCCGGCGGCGCGATGAAGATCGTGGCGCATACCGTACATGACATGGCGGGCGATCCTGAAGACGGTTCCAGAGAGTCGGAGGCAACGAGCTGATGAATATGGCATTACCTCTCTTGTCGTCGCCGGTGCAATCCGCACAGCCACCCATCGCGTCCGCGATCACCCATGACGTCACCATCGTCACCACGCGCAAGCTCGCGCAGGCAAGAGTGCTCGGCGTTCCGCCGGAGGAATTCGGCATCGAGCGTGGCGCGCGCAATATTCGGGATTGCAATTACTGTTTTCATGAGGTCGTGACCAAGACCGAAGCGCAATTGATCGCGGAAGGATTTGACGAGGAGCAGATAAAGTCGCTCACCGATTACACCGGCAATACCGAGATCGAGACGCTGGCGCGCGATACCGTGGGAGAGCATTTCTCGACCACCGCCGGCGGGGTGAACTCGGCGGCGCGGCTTGTGCGCATTACCGAACATTATGTGCGGATGGATTACGATGGCAACGGCCGGCCCTGCCTCTATCAGGTGATCACCGGCGGTGACCAGGGCGAAATCCTGCGCAAGGATGGCAAGGAGTGCGTGACGCCGTTCGACGCCATCCCCTTTGCGGCGACCACGCCGGTGCCGATCACCCATCGCTTCTTCGGCCGCTCGATCGCCGATCTCGTGATGCCGCTGCAGCGGGAGAAAACCGCGCTGAAACGCGGCGCGCTGGATAATCTCTATCTGCACAACAATCCGCGGGTGGAAGTCGCCGAAAGCAATGCCGGCCCCAATACGCTCGACGATCTCCTGGTGTCGCGGCCCGGCGGCGTGGTCCGCACCAAGACCGCGGGCGGGCTGAACTGGCAGGTGGTGCCTGATATCACCGGCTCGATCTTTCCGATGATGCAATATCTCGATGCCGAGTTAGAGACCCGCAGCGGCCTGAGCAAGCAGACGCAAGGCATCGACGCCGACGCGCTGCAGAACCAGTCGGCCACCGCGGTCGCGCAGGTGTTCTCCGCCTCGCAGATGCGCATAAAACTGATCGCGCGGATCATGGCCGAAGGCGTGCGCGACATCTTTTCGCTGTTGCACGCCACGATCCGAAAGCACGGCCAGCAGCTCGAGACGGTGCGGCTGCGCAATGCCTGGATCAACGTCGATCCGCGCGGCTGGAAAACCCGCGACGACATGACCATCAATGTCGGCCTCGGCTCCGGCGGCAAGGCGCAGCAATTCGCCCAGACCATGGCAATCGCGAATGTGCAGAAGCAACTGATAGCGGGCGGCAAGGTCAATCTGGTCGGCGACCAGCAGCTCTACAACACCGCGGCCGAGCTGACGCGGATCATGGGGCACAAGAACCCGGATAAATTTTTCAACGATCCGACCGCCGTCGATCCGCAGACCGGGCAGTTGTTGAATCCGCCGCCGGCCCCGCCGCAGCCGCCGCCCGATCCAAAGCTGCTGGCGGCGCAGGCGAGGGCGCAACTCGATCAGGCGACCGCCGCGCATCAGGCGCAGATTGCGCAACAGAAGGCGCAGAACGACGCTATCCATCTTCAGGTCAAGGCGCAGACGGAGGTTCAGCTCGCCCGGATCAAGGCCGAACTGGATGCCAAGATGGCGCTGCTCGACGCTCATCTGAAGGCCTCGACAGAGCAGCGGAAGATGAGCCGCTCCTATCCACAGGGCGCGCGGAAGGCGAGGGACGGCCACCATTACGTTGCGGACCCGAAGCGGCCCGGCAAATATTTGTTGGTCGTTCATCATGACTGAGTTCTCTTTGGTGCCGGTGGACCATCAGCCGGACTTCGGCAACGTTTCCTTGGTGCCCGTTGACCACGATCCGTTCAGCGCCGACGGCGTAACTCGACAGGCAGCAGCGCCGGGCGAATCTTACGATCCAGGTTTGGAGTCGGCGAGCGGCGTTCCCGCGTCCGGCCAGCCAAATAATCCATCGGCAGCGCCGATATCCCCTCCCGGAAAGCCAGTGCTGGCGAACCAGCAACAGCCTGGCGATACGTCCGGATCCGGGCTGGCGAGCGGCGTCAGCGAGCCAATCGGGGCGAAAATTGCAGAACCTTGCAAGCGATTTTTACAATCAGTCTATTCTAAAGCCCGCAAGGGATCTCAGGGATATGGGGCATGACCTCGTAACCGATCCTGCCTACTTCTTGCATGCGATCGGACCAAGCCTTGTTGGGCTCGGCATGAGCGCGCCGACGACTCAAGTAGGAAATGTCGGGCTTACCGAGCGTGCCAAGGAGATTCACAACGTTCTTGACCAAGTTGCACAAAAAATGCGAACAACCGCGGTCCTTGAGACAAACGCTGGCCGAATTGTAGCCGGCGGGGCCCGAGATTTGAACCCCGCACAAAAAGCTGCCCTCGGTCGCGGGGAAATAGCGGCGAGAGCCCCAGACGTTCATGCGGAAGTCACGGCGTTGGATAAAGCGGCGAGTATCGGAGCAACACCCTCGGAATTGGCCGTGACCAGGTCCATATGTCCGAAGTGCGCGGCCGTCATAGAGTCTCTTGGGGGCAGATTAACGAGTCGGACGACAGCTGTTTTTCCTCGCAGGTGAGATCAATGGGAATTCTTAGATTCAACGACGAATCACTGAAGAAAGAACTCGATCGCATCGCAGTACCGCTGCGTGTGGTCTTTGCTGCAGCCGTTGCCGAACGCCTATTGCCCGCGTATGTGAGTTTTTCGCAAAAGACGGGGAGAGGTAATCCGCATTTATTGACGGAAATCCTCGACCGCCTCTGGCGAGATATCGACGGGATCAAGATGAGCCCGGAGGAGCTACAACAAAATATTGATTTGTCGATGGAGCTCATCCCACAAGAAGACGAGAAACCATGGATTCCGGATCAGGCGTGGGCTGAGGACGCAGCCGTAGCCGTTGTATACTCCCTGTGTACTCGTCAGAATGGCAAATCCCAGGACGCAGTGTGGGCCGCCAGACGGGCGTATGACGCCCTGGATCACTTCGTAACTACCCAAGAGGATATCGACCCGAGCACCGTGGGGGCGGAGGAGCGGATATTGTCGAATCCACTTATTCAACAGGAATTTATGCGTCAGCAACGCGACCTTCGCGAGTTGGTTGCCGTGGAGCGGCAGGACGAATCAGCACTAGCTCAGAAAATCCACCTGCGGGCAAAGGCAGAGTCCATCGGTATATTCAATAAGGGATCGTAATTAATGCTGCGGTCGCCGACCGACGTCATATCCCGGCTCTTCGCGGAGAGCGCATTTCCGAGAGGCAAACGGAGCTCTATTGCAGACGATGGAGGGTGATGACGCTTACGCTCGGGACCTTCAAAATTTGGGGGTCTACCTCGACGGACGCCGACCGGTCTCGTACCACGAATTCCACCCGCTAGTTTTTCGTGGCACCATGGAGAGGATCCGGGAGTGATGCAACTCGTACCCAGACAGCAACACGAGCGGGAGAGCATCTTTCAGGGTGTTCTGCACCCGGATGGTCGAGGCGGTTTTTACAAATGGGGCAAATAGCTAAGCTGATCGAACTCGTCGCTCGTCTCGATGAGCTAGATGATGAAGATACCATCTATGCATGTGAGCCCTGGACCGAGGATTCAGACGCCATGGTCGCGCCTGACGACCAGGAATCGGTACCGTTTTGGGTGCCGCCTGAGGCAGCTGAGGCTGGAATGAAATATTTTCTTGAAATCTCTATCGCTCGCGAAGTTCTGGAAGGCTGGACCGCCTCTTTGGATGAGAAGCCGACCTTAACTGCAATCTGCCAAAGGCTTATTGAGTATGCGATTTACGATGCCTAGGGAAATAACATGGTTAGCAATGCTCGCTACGATGGAAAGCCGTTATTGAAGCTACTTGAGTTCTATGTTTTGAAGGCGATCGGAGAGCTTTCTCGAAATGAGGAGGACCGCTTGAATGCGATGGCCCCCAAGTTGCAAGCTATTTTCGGCGGCGGAGGGCAGTGGCACGACGCGATTGAGTCCGCTGTTCGCATGGAGTCGGATACGCCGCAACAAATCCGGGACATGTGGGCGAGAAACCTGGAAATCGCTCGCGCTCACGGCGTGAAGCTTACTCCCCAGCAATTTGCTGAGATGGTTGCCGACGACAATTTTCCACTCGATTGACCGGGTTGCACAACGGATGCGAATAACCGCAGTTCTTGAGACAGACGTCGGCCGAATTATAGCCCGGCGGGGTCCGAGATTTGAACCCCGCAAAATAAGCTGCTCTCGGTTGCGGGGAAACAGCGGCGAAAGCCCAGGCGGCGGCGTGTACGAACACATTTGATGCAGAGCACGGCACGAAGCTCTATGATGCGTTGCTTCAGAACGGGTTTCCTGCGCCATGATCGAAAATATCAAGCCGGTTGAAGCGCTGACGGTTGCCGACTTCCGGGCTCATCCAGTGTGGGAGTATTTGAAACGATGATGAAATTGGCGAGACAATGGTCCAGCCGGTCGAGAAGCTTCCAGTTGAGAGCCTCGATAATAGATTAGTAGGTACGCAGGTTCGCCTCGCGAACGGCTTACACGTATGGGGACTTTTCGGAAATTTCGACGTCACAAATCCGCGCGCCACCCAACACTTCCTGACTCTCTCGATTGAACGCGGTGGCAAGTGGTTTTACCTTGCGCGGTATCACGACATCGGCTTTCCGGCTGAAGGTCCAGAGGCGCTTGCTCGATTCCTGGGCCTACACGTTGACGATGTATTCCCAATCTCCGTGGACGCTCGGGGATACGTTCGGGGAGATCCTAAGGCACTGACAGCCATCGTGCTAAAAGAGCCGCGAGAGAAGCTGACGCGCGCAGAACTCTGGGCGCTACATTAAATCGACGTGAATACCGCGGCCGAGCTGGCGCGGACCATGGGTCACAAGAACCGGGACAAATTCTTCAACGACCCGTTCGCGATCAATCCCGCAAACCGGCCAGTTGCTGTATCCGCCGCCCGCCGCCTCCGGGCGGCGCCACCTTTGAAAAGCAACGCACAAAACAAAAGGGCGTGAGGTGCAAGTGTTCGTCGGCCCTGGCCACGGCCATCATAAAAATCGATGTCAAAGCGAACCTCAACATCCGCACACCCTCTTGAGAACCTAAGGTTGACTCGATCGCAGGATTATGTTCTTATTTTGTTCTTTTAGGCGGAGAGCAGGCAGTACGGCACAAAGCTTGTGATGCGTTGCTTAAAAACGGGTTTCCTGCGCCATGATCGAGAACATCAAGCCGGTTGAATCGCTGACGGTGGCCGATTTCGAGGCCAATCCTGTGTGGGAGTTTTTGAACGACGATGAAATTGGCGAGACAATGGTCCGGCCGGTCGAGAAGCTTCCGGTTGAGAGCCTCGACAATAGGGTAATAGGTGCCCAGGTTCGCCTCGCGAACGGTTCACAGGTATGGGCATCTTTCGGAAATTTCGACGTCACAAATCCGCGCGCCACCCAACACTTCCTGGATCTCTCGATTGAACGCAGTGGCGAGTGGTTTGACCTTGCGCGGTATCACGACATCCGCAGTGCGGTTGAAGGTCCAGAGGCGCTTGCTCGCTTTCTTGGCTTACACGTTGACGATGTATTCCCAATTGCCGTGGATGTTCGGCGATACGTTCGGGGAGATCCTGCAGCACTTACAGCCATCGTGCTGAAAGAGCCGCAAGAAAAACTGACGCGCGAAGAAATCCTCGCATTAATTTTTCGTAAATCGACTCCAAATTCGTCGTGAATACCGCGGCCGAGCTGACGCGGATCATGGGCCACAAGAACCCGGACATATTCTTCAACGACGGCCGACGAATACATGGTACGTCAGCGCCCCCTGGCTGTATGCCGCGCTTTTCGAAGTTGATTCCACCAAGTGAAAGTTGATCCGATCCGATCTTACGACGGTTTGGCGAATTGCTGTCCAGGAACCATTAGGGTTCGATTTGAACGCGTCGCATTCAACATCTCCGCCCCCAACGGGTCGGCTGCCGACTCCGCGAGTGGGTACCCGCAGCCGCTACCGTTACAAACATGGACGTCAAAGCGAACCTCAACATGCGCGCATCTCACGCGGAAATCACGGCGTTGGATAAAGCGGAGAATATCGCAGCAACACCCTCGGAGTTGGCCGTGACCAGGCCCATTTGTCCGGAGTGCGCTGCCGTCATAGAGTCTCTTGGGGGCAGGTTGACGAGTCCGACAACAGCTGTCTTTCCTCGCAGGTGAGATCAATGGGAATTCTTAGATACAACGAAGAATTACTGAGGACAGAACTCGATCGCATCGCAATGCCGCTACGTGTGGTCTTTGCTGCAGCCGCTGCCGAACGCCTATTGCCCGCGTATGTGAGTTTTTCGCACAGCGCAGGGAGGGGTAATCCAAATCTACTGACGGAGATACTCGATCGCCTCTGGCGAGATATTGACGGTATCAAGATGGATCCGGAGGAACTACAGCAAAACATCGATTTGTCGATGAAGCTCATCCCGGAGGAAGACGACCTTCCATGGGTTCTGGGTCAGGAATGGGCTGAGGACGCCGTGGTCGCGGTTACATATGCCCTGCGCTGTCGTCAGAGTGGCAAATCTCAGGAGTCAGCGTGGGCCGCCCGACGGGCGTATGAGGCGTTAGATCACTTCGTAATTAACCACGAAGATATCGACCCGAGTGTCGTGGGAGAAGAACGGATATTGTCGAATCCGCTTATTCAAGATGAACTGATGCGTCAGCAACGCGACCTTCGCGAGTTGGTTGCCGTGGAGCGGCAGGACGAATCAGCAATAGCTCAGAAAATCCACCTGCGGGCAAAGGCAGAGTCCATCGGCATATTCAATAAGGGATCGTAATTAATGGTGCGGTCGCCGACCGACGTCATATCCCGGCGGTTCGCGGCCAGCCCAAGAGGGCAACGAAAATCTATTGCAGGATATGGAGGGTGATGACGCTTTCGCTCGGGACATGCAAAACCGGAGGTTCATCCTTCAACGGACGCCGACCGGTCTCGCACCCCGAACGCCACCCGCCGGTTTTTCGTGGCACCACGGGGAGGAACCCGGCGTGTTGCAACTTGTACCTAGAGAGCAACATGCACCGGGGACCATCTTTCAGGATATTCTGCACCCGGATCGTCGAGGAGGCTTTTTCAAATGGGGCAAATAGTTAAGCTGATCAAATTAGTCGAGCGCCTCGCCGAGTTGGATGATGAAGATACCATCTATGGATCTGAGCCCTGGACGGAGGATTCAGACGCCATGGTTGCGCCTGAGCCGGGACCGGCGCCGTATCAAATACCGCTTGAGGCAGCTGAGGCCTCGGCTCCGGCGGAAAAGCACAGCAATTCGCCCAGACCATGGCGATCGCGAATGTGCAGAAGCAACTGATAGCGGGCGGCAAGATCAATCTGGCCGGCGACCAGCAGCTTTACAATACCGCGGCCGAACTGACGCGGATCATGGGGCACAAGAACCCGGATAAATTCTTCAACGATCCGACCGCCGTCGATCCGCAGACCGGGCAGCTCCTGCATCCGCCGCCGGCCCCGCCGGCGCCGCCACCCGACCCAAAACTTCTGGCGGCGCAGACCGATCAGGCCGCCGCTGCGCACCAGGCACAGCTCGAGCAGCAGAAGGCGCAGAATGATGCCATCCATCAACAGGTCAAGCTCCAGGCCGAAATCGGATTGGCAAGAATCAAGGCCGAACTCGACGCCAAGATGGCGTTGATGGATGCGCATCTAAGGGCCACGACGGAAGCGCAGAGGACGCCGCGTTCATACCCGCAGGGCGCGTGGAAGGCGAAGGACGGCCACCATTACGTTGCCGACCCAAAGCGGCCCGGAAAATATTTGTTGGTGGTTCATCATGCCTGATTTTTCTCTGGTGCCCGTCGACCATCAGCCGGATTTCGGTGACGTTTCACTTGTTCCGGTTGACCACGACCCGTTCGGCGCTGATGGCGCAACTCAGCAGGCGCAGATTCAACAAGCGCAGACACAGACTCAACCGGCGCAACCCCAACCGCAAAGCCCGCCGCCGCAGCCTGCGACGGGAGTGGGCCAACCCAATGTTAACGCGCCGGCCGTAGGCGGGAGCGCCCCCGGCGGATCGCAAGGCGGCGGTGCTCTCGGTCCCAGTGGCGGCGATGCCGGAGGCGGCCCCAACCCGACTTCTGATCAAGGCGGATCATCCGAGCCTGCTTTCTTTGGCGGCTACGCCAATCCGACGCCAACGGAGTCACTTGTCACCAAGGCCCAGCTGGACGAATTTTCAAAAAAGATCGAAGCCGACCCAACAGGAAAGACCGGTAGCGACTTCGAAGGAGGAAAGTCGTACAGGTTTGTAACTACAAGACCAGCGCTTGATCCCCACCGGATCGACGGGGAGACCGGCCTAACGTTTACCGCAATCAGTCCGTTTTATGCATTCGATGGCACGCGCTACGCCACGTTTGATGCCAGTCCGGAGCGCCCGGTTCGAGTGACGGTCACAAGCGACAATAAGCTCACCATAGGCCCACCTTAATGCAGTTGCGTAAGAACAGCCGGCGCGCTTACATATAGTGACGGCTCTTTTCGTCACGGGTGGGACAAATAGATGTTGCGCGCACCTCATATCTTGGCAGCACTTCTGATGATCGTGCTGTCGCCGGCCGCGCTGGCGCAGAAATCAAGCGGGCACATGGACCTTGAAGATGTGAGCGGTGTCGGTGGCCCGCGGCTTGCTATCGCCCGTGTTACGATTTCCAAGACGGATGCGGTTTGCCCGCAGCAAACCGGCACAATCCGAATTGACGCTCATGGGGGCGTGAAAGACGTGGTGGTTGTTCTTGCTCTTCCGGGTGGTCGGGGTTGGACGATTGAATCGACCGCCGATGCCGATGACTTTAGCTTTAGACGACGGGTCGCGACGGATTCCTGTCGCATCGATATCGACGTCGGCGAACAGCAGAAAAGGAATGGCGAGTGGGTCCCGCTATCAAAGCATTCACCTGAACAGCCGAATGCCATCCCGGACGATCGCGCTCACAAAATCGATGATCGCCCTGCCGTGCCATCGGCCGAAAGTGCAATCGATCGCTATAATCGAGCGAGAGCGAGTGCCGGCAGTTTGCGGCAGGGAGTGCTCGGAATTCTCAGGAACGGTCTGTGGCATGGCGAACTGCAAGACTGCTTCGAGGCGGTCGGTACCTACCTGATCGATCAGAGCGGCGTGACGCTGTTGTTTCCGACAGACCTAGGTGGAGAACTGAACCGGTTCTTTATCGAGCGCGTGGATGTCGATGCCGACCACAGCACGCTTTATCTTTCGCGTGGTTCTTGCCGGGTTGCGCTCACCATCAGCGCTTCGATCTCCCGCGAGGGGGCCTGGGTCCCGCTGCCCATTGCGCCATTCAAGTGATCGAAACCACGACGCGGCACCGAAAGAAATTGAGACGGTTTCGGAAAAGTCAATCTGGTCGGTGACCAGCAGCTTTACAACACCGCGGCCGAGCTGACGCGGATCATGGGGCACAAGAACCCGGACAAATTCTTCAACGATCCGACCGCCGTCGATCCGCAGACCGGGCAGCTGTTGAATCCGCCGCCGGCACCACCGGCGCCGCCGCCCGATCCAAAGCTGCTGGCGGCGCAGGCGAGGGCGCAACTCGATCAGGCGACCGCCGCATAGACGGCCACCATCATGTTCTGGACCCAGCGCGGCCCGGCAAATTCCTGATGGTCGTCCATATGTCCGATTTTTCTTTGATGCCTGTGGACCATCAACCCGATTTCGGAGACGTTTCATTCGTTCCCGTTGACCACGATCCGTTCAGCGCAGACGGGATGATTCAACCGGTGCGGATGCAGCACGCGCAGGCGCAGTATCAAATGGATGTCGCTGAAACCGCCTTGGGCATGGTGGCGACCGCGCACAGTCACGATGCAAAAATGTAGCAGAGCAAGAACGCAAAGGACAACACCGATGTCTGACGAAAGTCGGCTCGACCAGGCCGCCGCCAAAGCCCTTCGAGCGCAGGAACTGCTCGACAACGAACTCCTGAGCGAAGCGTTCAACACGCTCGAGGACACTTACACCGCGGCGTGGCGGGCCACCACGATCGACGATGTCGGGTCCCGCGAAAAGCTATTCCTCGCCATCAACATCGTCGGCAAGGTCCGCGATCATCTTGCTACAGTTATCGCCAACGGCAAGCTGGCGGAGGCCGAACTCAAGGAACTGGCGCAAGTGTCTGAGCGCAGGAAACGGTTTGGGATTCTGTGATGTGGGCGCCAGTCTATCGCTCCTGCACAAAAAGTCCTGAAATTATCGGCGACAAATTAGGCGATCCTGTCCGAAAAATCCCCACGGAGTGGGCAGCGTGACGTGGATTTGTTTTATCAGAACGTGTCATCCTTTGTCTGAAGACCGAAGGTGTACCAATGCCAGGTTCGATTGTCGGTTCGAGGAAGTTAGTTATTCTTGCCAGTGAGGCGCGCAATATGATTTACCATCCCGGAGGGTTGTCCGGGGTTGTCGTATGACGTGGCCGAAATGGGTTGTGATCGTCGTCGTCTTGCTGGGTCTGTATGGCGCCAATTTTTTGTATTTTCTTCTTCCAAGTGCTTTTTTGTGGCTCACTCTAGCAGGCTTGGTGTTCTGGATACCGTTGTTTCTTTTTTCCCTGGACGCCCTGTTCAGGCGTCGTTGGAAATTGATTTCGATCTTCACCATCGTGTGGGTGTTGCTTTCTCCTCTCTTCCTCGGTGTTTGGGCACCGCGCTATTGGCTGCGTGGCCAAGGCTTCCATGTCAGTGTGCTCCTGACCAATGACTATTTGTCCGGATGCAAGCTGTCGGATTTTGTTGAAAATGGCACCAAGCAAACCGTCGGTCTCTGTGGCGGAGGGGGCGATCGGGGCGGCTATTTCGACTATGTTGTATACGACACGACGGGTGACTCTACTCTACCCGTCTCCGAGCGGTCGCCAGAGTGGAAACGGCTGATGGCGAAGGCTACTGAGGAGGGGGTGGAATCGCGAGAGAATCCCACTTACCACCTATTTGGAAATTTCTACACTACGTCCGTGAGTATTTATGAGCTAGGACCCGAGCATTCACGAGACTGAGGAGCCCAAGGAAGACGCCAGCAGGTAGCTTGACCGACACACTGACGTCGAAGTGATGCTGGCTTGCGCAGGCAACAGGTCGCAAGCTGGTGATGAACGAATCCGTTGGCCGAGGCCGCATTCGGGCTGCGTAGCTAACGTGCGGTTGTTGAACGGCTTGGTCCCGACGCCCTCCCTCTTCGTGTTGCATCATTGCAGGCCTAATGCGCGATATATGCGCCGCGTGCTCTTTTGACTGACCAGTCCTCACGGCGCAACACCACAACGACGCGCCGGTAGCCGAACCGGCGCAGCGCAGATCCCTCGGTTTTCCTTCTCTCGGCAATCACCAGCCGCGATCGAGAATGATGATAGGCCCGGCAAGGCCTGTTGCCGTTGATTGTCGTGTTCAATTTGACAGGAGAAGAAATTGCCAGATCGGATTTTCTATGCCGCCGCAACACATCAGACGCCGCCGCATCCAATCACCGGCTATGTTCCTTCCAAGTTCCTCATGCGCAATGGGGCCTATGCGGTGGACCCGATTCCAGGAGCTTCACAGAACGCCAATCTCTATTCTGACGGCTCGGGCAACAACCAGACAGACGGCAAAATAGCCAATCCCAATAACTATATCGTTGTACCCGCGAACCATAGCGAGCAGGAGGCCAGGGAATTCGCGGCTGTGCTCGCTGGTGCGTCGAGAATTGGGGGCCTCAGTCCGACTCTTGCGCTGATGGCATCTGCATTCTGGCCGGGCGGATCGGAGGAGCTGCAGCGCAATCCGAGATGGGGCATTCCACCGAATTCCTTCGTGCGAGCCTATACCAGCGCCGCATCCGACCATTTTGGATACATAACGGCCGCGGCAGGGTTGCCCCGGGAACTAGCGGAATACGGCGGAGGTCTTCACAACCTTTTTAGTAAGCAAGTTGAGAACCCAGACGTTGATGTCAGCGGAACGCACGGCCTTTCCAGGATAAACGAGGCCAACATTGCCCAAGGCTATGCCGCCGGGCTCGCGGCTGGCAAGTTGCCAACTCCGTTCGACGACTACGGTTACGCGACGCAGCCGCAACCCGCCGCCGGCCAGATCGGCGACGGCAACGGCATCTCGCCGTTCTCTGCTGCGCTCGCTGGCATCAATCCTGACGAGCCGGCGCCGCCCGCGTGGCCGCCTTCGGCAAATGGGCCGGTCGGGTATCTCAGCTCTCGGCGAGCGCAATATTGAGTGCTGTAACTACTGAGGCGCAAATGCGCGGGGTTTACTCGATAGTGCGCTGTCGGCCGAAGCCGTCGAAGACGGTGCCGACCTGCTCTCAAAAAGTTTGACACGTCGGGCAAATCACCTGCATATATTCAACATCGCAAGAATTGAGCCCGCGCCGGGGGACTGGTCGCGGGCTTTCTCATGCGGCGCGATGTCTCGGGACGTCGCGATAGCAAAACAACACGCTGCCGAGCGCGCTTATCCCAGGCCACCGCAGCCGCCGAATTGGCGACCAGCCAACGCCGACCCTGTTGCCAAAACAGGCGCCCGGCGAAGACATCAGGGAAGCCGAACCGGAAGCGCTGCTTCCGCGCCATCGGACGTCCGAAGTCTTCAGACGCTTAAACCGAACCAAGTCCTCATTGTGAATCGAACGCACCGGCGCGCGCTTAAGGCGGCTTTCCGTCGCGCGTAGCGCTTCGCCGCGCGTGCCGGGCATCATCTCAAGGAAATATCTTATGGCTATACCGACTTCCACCTTTGCCACCTATCAGGCGGTTGGCAACCGCGAAGATCTCTCGGACATGATCTATCGCATCGATCCGACCGATACGCCGTTCATGAGCGGTGCCGAGAAAGAAAAAGCCTCCGCCGTCAATCACGAATGGCAGACGCAGGCGCTCGCCCCGGCTTCGTCAGCGAATGCCCAGCTCGAAGGTGACGATCCCACTACCACCGCCATCACCCCCACCGTTCGGCTCGGCAATCTCTGCCAGATCTCCTACAAGGTGGCGCGCGTGTCGGGCACCCAGCAGGCGGTCGACCACGCCGGCCGCGACAACGAGCTGGCGTACCAGGAAATGCTGAAGGGCCTCGAGCTCAAGCGCGACATCGAGACCATCCTGGTTGGCACCAACCAGGCCAAGGTCGCCGGCAACACCACGACGCCGCGCCAGACCGCCTCGATCTTGTCCTGGATCGCGTCCAACACCTCGAAGGGTACGGCCGGCTCGCCCGCCGATCCGTCTCCGATCGACGGCACCTCCTCGCGTACCGACGGCACCCAGATCGCGTTCACCGAAGCGCGGCTGAAATCCGTGCTGTCCTCGATCTGGACCAATGGCGGCAAGCCCGGCACCATCATGACCGGCGCCTTCAACAAGCAGGTGTTCTCGACCTTCACCGGCCGTGCGACGCCGATCGAAGAAACCAAGTCGAAAAAGATCGTGGCCTCGGTCGATGCCTACGAGTCCGATTTCGGCAAGCTCAAGGTGGTCGCGAACCGCTTCCAGCGTACCCGCGACGTGCTGGTGCTGGAAATGGACAAATGGGCAGTGGCCTATCTGAACGGCCGCAACATGATCTCGATCCCGCTGGCAAAAACCGGCGACTCCGATCGGCGTCAAATCCTGGCGGAATACGCGCTCGTCGCCCGCAACGAAAAATCCAGCGGCGGCGTGTTCGACAACACCGCATCCTGAGCTTTCAGGATCGTCATTGCGAGCCACCGGGTCGGCGCACGCGCCGCCCGATGACAGACTCCGCGAAGCAACCCAGGGCACGGAACTCGGTGTCGCTGCATTGCTTCGTAGCTGCTCCTCGCAATGACGATTTCAACACCCTTTCTTTGGAGATCTTTAGATGTCGCTACCCGGCCATCACACGCTCAACACCATCGACCTCACGGCCTATACGCCGTCCAGCGGCGCCACGCCTGTCGCCGCCTATATTCGCACCCCCTTCCGCTGCCAGCTCTTGAAAGCGACCGGCGTTCTCGGCGGTGCTCTTACGACAACCGACGGCACCGTTACGGTGTCGGTCAACGCAAACACGCTCGCAAGCTTCGCCGTGCCGCAGTCAGGCTCGGCCGCGGGTCAGCTATTCTTCGTCATACCTCCATCGCCAACCTACCTGAACGAAGATGACGTGATCGTGCTGACGCCATCCGGCGCGTCCGGCGCGTCCGTTCCGATGCACTTCTCTGTTGTCGTGAGGGCCGCGTAATGGGCATTCAATATGTCGGAACCGGGCGCCTCGGCGCAAAGCAAACCATCCCCTACACGGGAACGGCGGGCACGATCGCAAATCCCATTGGCGCGGAAACCTACAAGGTTCGCGTGCTCTGCACGACGGATGCTTATGTCCTGAATGTGGATGGTCCTGCGTTTGCGGCGGTGACGTCCTCCACGGGGGCATATTTGCCGGCTCTGATGCCGGAATATTTCACGGTAAGTCCCGGTCAGAAAATCTCTGCCATCCAGGTTTCGGTTGGCGGCACTCTAGAAGTTGTCGAGGTGTCCTGATGGCTTTCGGCCGGATGAGCGCGCGGGGAGGATTTGGCGGTCTCGGTCTCCTTGGGGGAGCGGTGCCGCCATATCTCGGTCAGGTCGCGACGAGTTCTCAAGTCCCGAATGCTCGCGTTGGCGTTGCTCAAGTCATGGCCGAATCTCGGCATATCGCGAGGGATGACATCACGGCGGTCGCGCTACTAATTCCAACTTGGTACGTAAACCATTCGAACCTGCAAGAAACAGCCATTTCGGGCACGACCACGGCGACTGCGTCTTTCAATTTTCCGCTGGGTACATTCTCGCAGGTCAAGTTCGGCGGTGCGGCCAGCGGCCCGCTGGCAGGGGGTATCACCTTCCAGACCGATTTTACGCCCGTAAGCATTCCGCGAGGTTCCATATTCGGCGTTCGCGCTTTTTTGCAATGTTCGGGCGGAATTCCGTTTCTCTCGCCGGTAGACAACGGCGCGACGTTCGTCACCAATTGCGGGCGCGATGAAGCGAACGGCGAGCGCTTCCAGTTCGCTGCTTCCGGCCTGACCGACCTGACGATGGGCGGCACGATCACCAGCACGACTGACGGAGGACGTTACGGTTGGCGGCCGGTCGGGATTATTGCGAAGACCAGGCGCGCCTCGATCACGTTCATCGCCGACAGCCGGGTCATGGGCCTGGCCGATTTTTACAACGATGGCTCCTACAACGTAGGTGAGTTGGCGCGGGCCATAGGCCCTTCGTTTGCCTACATCAACGATGGCATCGCAGGTCAATCGACGACGAGCTGGCTTGCCAGCAATCCACTGCAACTCGCCCTGGCCCAATTTTGCTCGCACAAGATTCCGCAGCTCGCCATAAACGATTTCGGATTAAGTGGCTATGCTGCCTATCTTGCGCGCCAGCAAACGATCTTTGCCGCACTTGGAAACAAAAATATCTTCGGCGTGACTGTGCCGCCGCAGACGACTTCGACCGACAGCTGGGCGACGAGCGCGAACCAATCGGTTAGCTCGCGCGAGTCTGACCGGCTGACATATAACGCCGCATTGCGGAGCGCGACGATTGTAAACCTGGCGGGCTATTTTGACTTCGCCTCAGTAGCGTAAAGCGCGCTCAATAGTGGCAAATGGATCGTGAACGGAACAACCAATTACGCCACCGCAGACGGACTGCACGAATCTGCGGTCATGAACGATCTTTACCGGACTGCGGGCGCGTTCAATCCGGCGTTGATCCATCGATCATAGCCGTTCTCACACCCTTAGGCTAAGCGCGCAACAATGAAGGATTCTGATCAATGAACGGCGTCCTGATCCGCGCACATCTTGACCCCAACGGCCAAGACCTTGCGATCGAGCACGTCCAGGATGTTGAGCCGATCCTTAAGTGGAATAACGAGTCGCGCCGCGACGAACAGAAGAGCGATTGGGGACGCCACGTCGCGCGCATCCCCAACGTAATTTACGTCAGATGGCTCGACGAAGAGCATGCCCGGGGCAACGTCTCCTTGCGCATGTTCTCGCCCGAGTTCGATCTGATCGTTCAGAAGAAACTCAGGGATCCCGAATGGGCCTATTTGCGAACCGATAGGCCGAAATTGCAAGCAGGCTGGTCAGCGAGGCGATCGTGACACAAATTACCGACTATCCATCGCTGCAAAGCGCCGTGACCGAATATCTTGCGCGCGACCAGGACACGACGCTGATCGCGCGGATTCCAACCTTCATCCAACTCGCGGAAGCGAAATTCAACCGACAATTGTTCGTGCGGCAGATGGAATCCCGTGCGACTGCAGTTGTGAACCTGGCATCGCTTGAGCCGGAGTTCATTTCGCTGCCGGCCGATTTTCAGTCGATGCGCAGGGTTCGCCTCTTGAGCGTGAGCGGAAAGCCTTGCCTTGCATTCAGATCCGGCACACAAATGGACGAATATCGCTTTTACAGGTCGGACGTCGCGGCCCAACCGCTTTACTTCACCGTGTTCGGCACCGAGGTGGAATTGGTCCCGTCGCCGGACCAGGCCTACACCATCGAGATGGTGTATCGCGCAAGTATTCCGCCGCTCGCATCCAACAGCAGCAACTGGCTGCTGACGCTGGCGCCCGATCTGTATCTCTACGGCGCGCTGCTGGAGTCCGCGCCCTACATCAAGGAAGACGGCCGGATCCAGACTTGGGGTCTCGGCTTCACGGCCGCGCTGAACGATTTGAACAATCTCGGCCTGACCTCGACGTTCAACCCCGGACCGATGCAAGTAACGGCTTCCGGCGTCACACCTTAGGGAATTGCGACTATGGCATCATTCAATAAATTCAATTGCTTTGTCGGTGACGTGGCACATGCGCTGCATGACATGAAGACCGGCACGGCACAGGTGTATAAAGTCTATCTGACCAATACGGTGCCAGTCACGACCAACACCGTTTACAACACGCCGGCCGATCTTTCGGGGGCCAACGGATACACCGCAGGTGGCGTCACTATCGGCGCGGTTGCCGGGGCGCAGAGCGCGGGCGTTTTCAAATTCGCCGCCGGAACCCAGCCCTCCTGGACTGCCGCGGGCGGATCAATCGGGCCGTTTCAATATGCCGTGCTCTATAATTCAACGTCGGCAACGCAGCCACTGATCGGCTGGTGGGATTACGGCGGTCCGATCACGCTGACCAACGGCAATACCTTCACGGTCGCGACCGATCTGACCAACGGCATTCTAACGTTGACGTAAGCCTGCATCATGAACATCAAGGAAGCTGTAACGGCCCCGGCGGTCATCATGCCGGGCCGGCTCGACGTCATGCCCTCGGGGTCGCCGCTGTGGAAGCGGGCTCGCAGCCTCGGCATTTGCGTCGATCGCGGCCTGTTGACGCTTGAGCCGGAAGAATTTCATCTCAGGAAGATCTTCACCGTCACGATTCGCGCGCGGGAAGGCAAGGAAGAACTCTGGACCCAGCCATTCCAGAGCAAGGCGGAAGCCTTGATGCTTTGGCGTTCGATGATCGGCGTCGAACGTCACGACATCGCGCGTTTCCCGGGCATCTGGCAGGGCGGTGAACTGGAATATCTGTTTTCAACGGTGCAGTTCATCACCGCGACGGGCGCATCGACTTATAATTTTCCGATCGACTTCGACAGTAACAACAACAAGATCGAATGCATCGGCGGCGGCGGCGGATCGCCGCGCGGGCCCGGAGGTGGCGGCGGCGCATATTCCAAGATCGTGAATTTCTCACGCGGTCCGCTGACGAGTTGCACTGTTGTGGTCGGGGCCGGGGGTACATGCAACAACGGCGTGAGCGGTTCGGCCACCTCCGGCGGCGGCACTTGGTTCAACGGTACCTCGCTTGGCGCATCATCGGTTGGTGCGGCCGGCGGAAGTACCGGAACCGATCTGAGTGCTACCGGGGGCGCAGGAGGCGCCGCGGCCAGTGGTATCGGCACCACGAGATTTAGCGGTGGGAACGGCAACAGTCTTGCGCCTAGTCCCACCCCATTTTCCGGCGGCGGCGGCGGCGGCGCGGCCGGGCCAAACGGCGCTGGGGCCAATAGCAGCGGTCAAAGCGGCGGAACGGCCGATGCTGGATTCGGCGGCAGCGGTGGCGGCCTGGCACAGAACGGCTTCAACGGTACCGAATTTGATGCTTCTCACGGAAGTGGCGGCGGCGGGGGCGGAGCCAATGGCACCAGCGGCTCTACGCCGGCAACCGGCGGCGCGGGCGGCCGATATGGCGGTGGCAGTTCAGGCGGCGCGCAAAATTTTGGAACGGGGGTCGACGGCTTC